ACTGTTTATTTAATTCATCTTGAAATTGTTTTGTAGTTTTCTTTTTATTATTAGCACAAAAGGGACATCTTGTACCATTTAAAATATTCCAAGGGCGCATTTCAAATTCTTTATTGCATATTTTATGTTTAAAAAGAATTTTTTTCATATTTCTATCATAAATTCCTAAAACGCTATATTCTGAACCAACTTTTTCATTAAATTCTTTTAGAAAAAGTTCTTGAGTTTTTTTAGGAGTTCCTCTACAAGCTGAACAACCTCGTCCTCTTGCAAAGTCTGGGGCGGATATCAAAGAAATATTACCACAAGGTATATGTTCTAAATAATAAAATTTAACTTTTCCTTTTACAACTGGCATCATATTTTCTAATAATTTATAATCATTACGTCCTTCTTTAATTATTATTTTTATTCTTTTAATAACTTCTTTAGTGTACTTTTCAGATCTTTCTTTATTTGTCATTTTTACCTCATTTTTCTTTTATAGTTTGTATAAATAAATTTTAAAATCATTTAATGTACTTTTTTTCATTTTTTTTTCCTATTATAACTTCGCTGCTGATTCCTTTCGGTTCCAGCAATTCAAAAAGATTTTTTACATACATTACTGCATGCAGAGGCCTTACATTTGACCTCTTCCAAGTTTGTCTGCCGAATCTGTTGTTGTTGCGGCAGGCATTGCTTTTAACGAGTTGTTTCTAGTCGCAGTTAATTTTAATTCTTCATTGTCTTTATCTTCTTTTGATTCAATAAGCTCTTTTAGCCATGTTGGTAACAAGAGCCTAATATTTTTGTATCTTCTAAGGTTCTCTTTAGAATCTTTAAATTCTTTGTTTAGGTAAATAATATTTGTGTTCTGGGCTCCGAAATTCATACACCATGTATCATAGCAAATTTCCGAGATTGTTTTATAATGCTGTCTAGGAAGCACTACTATTTGGTTTATATTTTTCCATTTCAAATAACTCATTGTCAAATTTCCCAAATGAATATGATATGGCATACCGTCTTCACGTCCTTCAACAGGAATTCTAACAATCTCTCGTAAATAATACCATGGATTCACACAAATTTCATTATATATTTTCACTTTCATTGCAGCGCTCAGATTTTTGTCTCGTGGATCAACCCCGACTAAGCCATCATCATACAGTGCCAACATAAATTTATTATTTTTTATGCCTTTTCGTCTTAATTCAGCTGCAATTTTTAGAAATGAAATGTTCTTTGTTTTTATATCATAAATCATCTTTTCTCTCCTGAATAAATTTCCAATGAAAGCCGCCAGCAGTTTTTCGATTTTTTATTAACTGCTGCAGAAAGTATTGTTCTATTTGTACCAGTTTCCTTTGCTGCAGTTGTTATGCTTTCATATATTATTCCAGTTTCAATACATTTTACACGAATAGAAAGTTTTTCTTTTATTTCGTCAGTCATTTCATGTCCAGATTGTCCACCAGGACTCATATTATACCAATTTTTAATAGAATCTTTTTCTTGAATCCAAGATTTTTCATAATTATCTGCTTCTTCTTGTGTCATTTTTCCTTCATTAAAAATTGTTAATTCAAAATCATCCCAACCATAAGAAAGTATTGCGGATCCAAATTTAGGTATTTTACAATGTCCTAATTCTTTATTAGTATATCTGCATCCATTAGTTCCTGCTCTATTTTTTATTGGCTGTTTTGTTTGGCCAATATACCACTTTCCACTAGTTTTGCTCTGATAGCCATAAATAAAAAAATTACTAGTTTTGTGCATTTCTTTTTTCCTTCCAGTTTTTCAGTTTCATAGCTCCAGAAATTGCTAAGCCACCAACAGCATTACCAGCAGTTATTGTTAATAATTTAAGAATCATAGTCCAATTCCATTCACCAGCAAAACCAAAATAAAAGGCATCAGCGATACTGTGTTCAAAGCCGCATAAAACAAAAACACTTACACCAAATACTAATGCTGCTAATTTTAAAATTCCACTTTTACTTTCTTTCCAACCAACAACAGCAATCCAAATCATAATATTACATAAAATTCCTAAAAAGAATAAACTTAAATATCCATCAGTCATTTTAGTAGCAACTATACTTTGAACTATTTCTTGAAGATTTACAAGGCGTGTTGCACTAACGATTACGCCCATTAACCAAGCACCAAGAACATTCCAAAGCCAAATCCAAGCTAATCGCCCAATAAATTCTGGTTTTTTATCCCAAGCATAGCATACTTTTCCTGTAAAAAGTGACATTTCAAAACTAAGAATTGTGAATAATCCAACAGCAAAGAACAAAGAACCAATTATTTTATTTCCTGAAACCATAAATGCGATACAGCCAATTGAAATTGCCATTCCAGCTAACAATGATATTAGTGCTTCTCTTCCATAATCATTTACAATTTCTCTAAAAGTTTTCATTAAAATTATCTTTCCTCCAATATTTCTTTGTTTTTTATAATAACTTGTTGGCTATAATATAAACTTTTACAGAACTTAAACAATTTATTAGAAGACATCTTTTATCAGAAATTAGGCAAAATAAAGCAAAAATATTTCTGAACAATTTATTATTATAATATTAATTATGGAGGGATGTGATATGGCAAAAGTTTATACATATCCACATGTTCAAGTAAACACTTATGCAAGAACTCACAGAACAGTAAATCCATCACAGGAAGACACAACTGCAGCATTTTTTGCATTTGTATCAAAATATGGCCCTGCCAACGAAATCAAAAGAATTTTTAGTCTTGAAGAGTTTATTAATGAATATGGAGACCTTGATTTTGCAACTCAAGGACAAACTGCATTAAATATTGCTAACTGGCTAACTTATGGTGGAACAGTTTATGCTTATAGAATGGTTGCAGAAGGCGCTGAAAAAGCTTCTGGAAGTGTATCAAAATCTTATGAAGTTCAAGATGCAGAACCAATAGCAATAACATTTTCAATTACTGCTAAATATCCTGGAGCTGCTTACAATGACTTAGAAATAATTTTAACAAATCTTGGAAATAAAACAGTTTCATATGTTGTTAGAAATGGAAAAAATGTTGTTGAAAGTATGACAAGATTGACTTATAAAAAGTTAATTTCAGTTCCAGATAACTCTCAATTTATTGGTTCATTGACATTTTCTGAAGAAGATTTTGAAACATTTTTAGAAAAATCAGAAGTCGGAGCTATTTTAAAAATTACAACAGCAAGTGGTTCTGATGGAGAATTTGCAGGCGAAAACAGAACACAATTAGATCTTGGATTAGAACAATTTTTCATAGATCAAAGAGATGCTGCAAAGTCAGTTCTTTCAAATGCACTTGAAGTTCCAATTCAAATTATTTTAGATGCAGGCTATTCAGATGCTGTTAAAAAGGCAATGTATGATTTCATAACTGATGAAACAATGGGACGTTCAGAAGATGTTCTTCTTATTCTTGATGAAACAGTTGCAAAAGTTGCTGATGGAAAATATGTTGGAACGTTAGGAGACGAATCAGAAGAAACCCTTAATTATTTTGTAGATGGCGCTGTTGTTAAGTATTCAGATCAACAATTTAATATTTCAGAAAATGCGTATGCAGGCAAAGATATTTATGTAAGCATTACATACTTTCTATCAAATTTGATTCCTTACAATGATTCAATATATGGAATTCAATATCCGGTTGCAGGTTTGACTCGTGGAAAATTAAATGGTGTTAAAGCAATATCAATAAATCCAAGTCCAACTGAAAAACAAGAAATGTTTTCTAAGAGAATAAATTACATTGAAAAAGATTCTCGTGGAATTTATATAATGTCTCAAAGAACATTTGATCATGAAGAGAGCGAAGGACTTTATTCTGCATTATCATTTATGAACAATGTTCGTGTTAAAAATAAGATGGTTCAAGAATTGAAACGCCTTGGCCGTGAATACTTGTTTGAATTTAATGATGCGACAACATTGTCAAATATGGCAAATGCTTTAAATCGTTATGCAGAAACATGGGTTCAAAATCGTGTTTTAAGTTATGCAAATGTTACTGTTGAAGCAGATGAGTTTTCAAATGAAACTGTAAATGTAACATTGAGTATTAAATTCACCGGAACTATCGAAGTCATTAATATCGATATTCAAATAGATTAAGTTAGGAGGTACCAAGAGAATTATGAAAACTATAAATCTTTATGATGAAAATGGAAATAATCGTCTCGACACAATTCGTGGAAGTACTAGTGGATTCTTTACTGGAACTGACGACTTAATTAATATAAACTTCGATCCATATGTAAGTGGCTTTGCATTTATATACTGGATGAAACTCCCTGTATGGTTTGAGAAAGATGAGGATTTAAAGTACTTTAAAGATATGACTCAAAAGAACTTTATGGGTTTCCAAGGATTGAGTTCTGTTGATTTACAAACCGTTCAATTACAAACAGGTTTTGCTGGTAATGAATATGATGTTGCAAGTGGTGTAAACAGAAACAACACTGAATTTACTTTGACACACAAAGAATACAGCGGTGCAATCATGAGAAAATTGTATACAAAATGGTTGTACTTAATTCGTGATCCAAGAACTGGTATTGCATTGTACCCTAAATTATTTAATGTCGAGTATGGCGCTAGGAATCATTCAGCCGAGTTGTTGTACGTAGTAGTTCGCCCCGATGCTACAAATACTGATTCAAAAGATGGTATTGTAGAATTTGCTGTTTACTATACAAATGTATTCCCAAAGAATATTCCTCTCGATCATTACAACTTCCAAGTTGGAAATCAGGATTCTCCTACAA